GGTGCGGTGGACATCGACAAGATCCGGCCGGGCATGAGCGCGGAAGAGCTGGACAGGGTGAGACAGGAAATCGCGCGGGTGGCGTCGCAAACGCTACGCGGGCTTTAAGGAGAGGGAGACGAAGATGGGCGCAATTACATCGAGTAACGTAGCGAACGCGATTGTGAAGCTGGTGGCGGCGGATGCGCTACCGGCGCTAATGGGGAACCTTGTCATGGGCAACCTGGTCAATCGCGATTATGAACCGGCGCTGGCGCAGGCGGGGGACACGATCAACGTGCCGATTCCGCCGGCAATGACGGCGCACAACCTGACGGAAGGCAGCACGGTGACGACGCAGAATCCGAGTCTGGACAATGCGCAGATTGTGCTGAACACGCACGCGGAGGCGACCTTTCTGATTCCGGACGTGACCAAGATTCTCTCGGTTCCGGATCTGCTGAAGGTGTACATGCAGCCTGCGGTGGTGGCACTGGCGGAGAAGATCGAGACGGACCTTCTGGGTTTGTATGGGTCCTTTACCGCGAACACGGCGGTGGGGACAGGCGGGACGGCGATCACGGAAGACGTGGTGGATGCGGCGGAAACGGGCCTATTCGCCGCCAAGGTTCCTCCGAACGCGGCGAAGTATCTGGTGGTGGACCCGGGAACGTATTCGACATTGCGGCAGATTCCACGGTTCAGCGAGTTCAACACGGCGGGCGAGGCAGGCTTGCGGGCGCTGGTGGATGGGGCGGTGGGGAAGATGAAAGACTTCTACATCTTCCGCTCGCAGTTCGTAACGAAGACGGGGGCGAGTCCAGTGACGACGCACAACCTCGCGTTCGCGCGGGACGCAATCGGCCTGGTGGTGCGCCGGCTGCCGAGACCGCTGCCGGGGACAGGGGCGATCGCGGAGTACGCCGAGCTGGGCAACTTCGGGATGCGCGTGACGATGAGCTACCAGCCGAACACGCTGGCGCAGCAGTTCACGGTGGATGTGCTGTATGGGGCGGGCGTGCTGCGGAACATTTTCGGGGTGCAGGTGAATAGTTAGGGGGGAGAAAAGGGGACAGCCAACCGGTTTCGGGCACTGGTCTGGACAGATCCAAACTGGTTTGTCGAAACCGGAGGCAGTCCCCTGCATGGGGCGTAAAGGGGCCATATGGATTTGCTCGCGTATTACGAAAAGATCCGCAGGATCGAGGCTCTGATCGAGGCGGTGTTCGCGGTGGTGGTCAGCCGCGTTACGCCGGATGGGGGCCGGGCCGGCGTAAAAACGGAACTGCCACGAGCGTTAGCGGCGCGGTTGATCGCGGACGGGAAGGCAGACCTGGCGAATCCGGAGGAGACGGCGCAGTTCCGGGCGGAAGCGGAGGCGAAATGGAAAGAGGCGCAACTGAATGTTGCTGACAGACGGTAGTCCGAACGGCACCGAGGACCTGCGCGTGTATGAGTCGGCAATTCTTGGGCTAGCGAACTTAGAAGCGATCGACCTGGGAGTGAAGTTGGACCTGGCGACCGACGAAATCGCGGAGGTAGTACTGGATTTCCTGCTGGATCACGCTGGCACGAATTTGCAGGTATTTTCGCCTTTCCAGATAGGAACGCCCACGGCCCGGCGCAGAATGATCGGCGTATCGGACGTGGTGGTTACGCGGCAGATGAAGCGCTGGCATGCGGTACACACGCTGGAGATCGTGTACCGGGATGTGTTCAATAATCAGCTCAACGACCGGTATCAGCCAAAGTTTCTGGAGTACCGGGAACTGACGCGGAACGCGCGGGAGCACACTTTTCATTTCGGCGTAGGCCTGGCGCTGACTCCGATTCCGCAGGCGCAGGTTCCGGTATTCAGTGCCGTGGCTGGTCTCATTCCCGAGACCACTTACTATGCGCGGGTGTCGTGGGTTGGGGCGTCGGGGCAGGAGGGAGCGCCGAGCGAAATGACTGCTTACGGAGCGCCGGCCGGAAGCCTGCCGGTGGTGCAGATGACGGCTCCTCCATCTGCGGCGACGGGTTTCAATGTCTATCTCGGGCTCACGCCCGATGGACTGGCGTTGCAAAATCCGGCGCCGGTTCCGGTGGGGCAGAGTTTCACGCTGCCAGGGACGGGCATGGCGGCGGGTGCAGGGCCGGGAAACGGGCAGGCCCCGGACACCTACATCAGCGGCGGCTGGATGCTGCGGCGGGGTTGAAGCGATGGCTAAGACAGGAAGCGTCGCGGTGCGGAAGATGATGGAGTTCCTGACGGCGCCGGATACTGGACTCGGTCCGGCGGTGGCGGGAATCGCGGAGGAGACCGGGGTGGCGCTGGCTGCCATTCTTCCGGCCCAGGTGACGAACCAGAACGTTTCGTTCGAGCTGAGCGAGCGTGCGCAGGTTGTGAAATATCCAGCGGTGCATGTGTACACGGACCGTGTTCGCAACCTATTGACCGAGAAGTTCCGAACATTTTCAGGCAAGGTGCGAACGGTGGCCGAGGTACGGGTTTCGCAGGATCGGATCGAAGGGGTAGAGGAGCAATTGCGGCTGTATGTGGAGGCAGTGACGCAGGTGCTGGACGCGCATCGGGGGAGCTGGGGCGAAGGAGCGTTTTTCACGGGCGGGTACGAAGCGAGTATCGATCCGGTGCGGCACGGCGGGCGGAATTTCCTGCAGATCGCGAAAGTCGAGTTTGAAGTGGACTTGTCCTTGTAGGCAGCAAATAAACGCAAATGAGTTGCTACATATCATCAAACAACAATCGAGTGTACGTGGCGCTGGAGTCGAGCTACGGCCAGGCGGCAGGGATCACGGGGGCGAATCGGATCCCGCTTGTGAAGCTGACGGCGCGGCAGGTTCCGGAGCAGACGAGCCGCCGCGATAAGACGGGGAGCCGGACGTTCGCGGGACTGCCGAATCGGATCCGGAGGCGCACGAGCTTCCAATTGAACACGTTCATGACGCAATGGACGGATCAGAGCTCGCCGCCGACCCATGGGCCGCTGTTTCAGGCGGCGATGGGGGCCTCGCCCGTAATCTTCGCGGGCGGAACGGTGGCCGCGGTCACCGGGCAGACACAGATTCAATTTGCAGCCGCGCATGGACTGACTCCGGGCCAAGCGATCACGTCGGGCGGCGAGATCCGTTTCGTGACGGCTGTTCAGAACACGACGACAGTGTTCATTAATGCGGGGTTTTCGGCGTCGCCGGTGGCGGGATCGGCGATCGGAGCGACGGCAACGTTCCAACTGGCGACCGATCTGGGCAGCACGACGATCTACGACTACTGGGATCCGAGCACTGTGGTGCAGCGGATCCTGAACGGCGCGGCGATGGAAACGATGACGGTGAAAGTGAACGGAGACTTTCACGAGTTCGATTTTTCGGGGCCATCGCAAGATCTGGTAGACAGCTCGAGCTTCGTGAGCGGGGAGGCGGGGCTGGGGAGTTATCCGGCGGAACCGGCTCCGGCAGACTTCGATTACACGATTGTTCCGGGGCACTTGGGGCAGGTATGGATGGGCGCACCCGAAAGCCAGTTCTTCACGCTGACGGCGGCGCAACTGACGATGACGAACGGAATCGTGCAACGGGTGCAGGAGTTCGGCAGCGATTTTGCGAGATGTATCGCGGCAGGTGAGCGCACGGTGCGTCTGAACTTTCGCATTTTCGAGCAGGATGACACGCAGACGAAGGGTTTGTATCAGGCGGCGCGCCAGAGGTCGCCGATCGGAGTGATGTTGCAGTTGGGAGAGCAGGCGGGGCAATTGTTCGGAGCGTACATGCCGGCGATGGTTCCGGAGGTGCCGGAATTCGACGATAGTGAGACTCGGCTGCAGTGGTCGTTTCAAAACGACCGAGCACAGGGGACGGTGGATGACGAGCTGTATATCGCTTTCGGGTAGTTCGGCTCACGAGAGCTCAGCGTGGTTCGAGGCGGAAACGTGCGCAGGGGTGCGATTCCGCGTGGCGCGTATCTCCGTGGCGAGAAAAATCGAACTGGTGCGAAGGATCCGGGAGATCAGCCGCAAGGTCGAATTTCTGGAAGCGGGCGAGGATCCGCGTGAGAAGCTCGAGGCGGCGATGCTGGCCGCCGAGGTCGACCGCGTGTATCTCGAATGGGGGCTGGCAGAGATCCAGGGGTTGGTCATTGACGGGGACGCTGCGACACCGTCTTCGATGATCGAGAAGGGTCCTCTGGATCTGGCCAAGGAGATGCTGACTCGGATCAAGGGCGAGTGCGGGTTGAGCGAGGACCAGCGAAAAAACTGATTGTCGCATTCCACTTCCTGCGCGGAGACGGATCCCGGTGGGAGTGCGACGCGTGCCGGAAGCAGGGCCTGGAATCGCGCAGACGTTGCGGCTTTCTTCCAGTAGAACGACGGGGCACGAAGCGAATCGTGTGGGCTCGCGGTCCAGCGTCGACGGACGAATGCCCGAAGTCGCTGGTGACTGCAAAGAGCATCGAGTTGCTGGAAAAATTCTTTGCGTCCAAGGCATGGGGGTGGAAGGATCCGACGGCGTGCGAGGCGGACGCATTCCTGGTTCTGGAACAAGAGCTGCGGGCGGAGGGACTGAATGGCAGGTAATCCGGGGACGGTGGGAGATGTGCTGTCGGGGACTATCGGAGGAACTGGGGCGGGCGCGGTCGGACTAAGTGAAGAGATCGCGCGGCTCGCGGACCAGTTGCAGCAGTTGCAGACGGCCAGTCAAACCGCGACTGCATCGATACAGGCGAGCTCGCAGAGGACGAGCAGAAGTTCGTCGGGCGGGGCTTCGTCCGGTCAGTCGACGGGCAGCACGCTGCTGGACGTACTCGGCGGGGGACTGGCTCTGAGCCCGCTGATTTCGGGGATCGCGAGCTTGTTCGGGGGAAGCGGAAGCAGCACTATGCCAGCTCCACTAACAAAGTTCGCGCTGCCGCCTTCGATTCAAGTCAACGGAGGAGTGAGCGAGAGCGGATGGCCGGCGTTCGCGGTGGACAATCCGCAAGGTGGACTGCCGCGAGCCGCTCCGGCCGGGGGGCAGGCGAGTGCGCCGGCGCAGATCACGGTGCAGGTGCAGGCGATGGATAGCCAGTCGTTTTTGGATCACAGTACCGATATCGCGATGGCTGTTCGACAGGCGATGCTCGAGTCAAGCGTGCTTAACGATGTGGTGCGGGAGGCGTAGGTGGCAAATTTCCCAACGCTGAAGACAGGAGTGGTGGCGCAGTATCCGTCGGACAGGACGAGCCAGTTTTCGACTCAAGTGTTGCGTTTTCTGGACGGCGGCGAGCAGAGATTTGCCGGTTTTGGGGCTCCGCTGAAGCGGTGGCTGATCCGGCTGGAGTTGCTGGATGAAACGGAACTGGCTGGCTTAGAAGAGTTTTTCGTGGAACAAGGCGGCCAGGCAGGAACCTTCGGATTCACCGATCCATGGGATGGAACCATATACGCGAATTGCAGTTTCGAAGGCGACACCATGACGGCGGATTATCGCGGGCCAAGCGACGGCACGGCTTCGGTAGTGGTGAAGGAGAACCGCTGAAATGCCAGCTTTTCCACAATTGGCGACGGGAGCATCGGCGCTGTATCCGGTCACGAGGCGGAACGTAACACGCACCGTCGTGAACACGCTGGGGGATGGAAGCACGGTGGTCCTGGCGGATCCGGATGCCGCGATGCGGGAGTGGGAGCTTCAAGCTTCCGGTCTGACTCTGAACGAATGGGCGGCGATCGACACACTCTTCCAGACCGTGGCGGGAAGGTTCGGAACATTCACTTTTTTGGATCCGTTCGGCAACCTGCTGCTGCGCAGTGAGGAGTTCGGCGACCCGGCGTGGAACAGCAGTCCGCTCATTCAGCTGACGCCAGGCGTCAGTGATCCTTTGGGAACGACGCGGGCGACGCAAGTGGTCAACGCGGGGTCGGCAGCAGGTGCGGTGACGCAGACGCTGGCAGTACCCGGGAACTTCCGATACACGCTGAGCGTGTGGGCGAAGACGACGAGCGTATCGAACGTTACACTATCGGCGACGACCTCGGGGGGAAGCGCAACGAGGAGTATCGCCTTGACGAGCCAGTGGCGACGGGTCTTGTTGGACGTTGATTTAGGGTTGAACACAGAAAGCGTCGTGTTCGGGGTGGGACTGGATGTTGGTGCAATCGTGGATTTATTCGGAATGCAAGTAGAGGCGCAGATAGGCGCATCAGACTACAAGAAAACCGAAAGCAATGGGGGCGTGTATGCGCAGGCCCGGTTTGCGGAGGACGAACTGACGGTGACGGCGAAGGGCACGGACCTCTTCAATGTGACGGTCAGGATTGTGGGGAGTTGAAACCTAGATGCCAACGATAGATCAACTGAAAGAAGAGCAGGCGCCATCGACTCCACTGTTTTTGTTCGATTGCACCTTGCCGAACGGTTCGGTGGAGCGTTGGGGGACGCACGCAGCGGTATTCAACGGAAACAATTACGATGCGCGCTTGTTGAAGCACAATCTCTTTGAACTGGCCGCGGCCCCGGAAGACACCAAAATCACAGTAACTCTCGCTAACGCGGACTCGCGCTTTTCCGAAATTGAGCGAGAGACTGGATTTCGCGGCGCGCAGGTCACTGTCCAATTACTGTTTTACGATCTGACTGCGCAGCAAGCAGCGTCGGAAGCGCGGATTGTCTTTCGTGGAATTGCGAATGCGGCGGAAGAGACCACGGAAGCGGCACTGCGCGTCACGTTCACGAATCGACTCAATCTGCAACGGATCGTGCTCCCGGACGTGCGGATCCAACGGCGGTGCCCGTGGGTATTTCCGGCGACGACGAACCAGCGGCTGGAAGCAGTGACTGGCGGCGCGAAGGGAAAATATTCGGCGCTGTATCGCTGCGGGTACTCGCCCGATCAGACCGGCGGAGTGGGCACGCTGGACACCTTGAACGGAGGACAGCCATTCACGACGTGCGACTACACGCGGCCCGCATGTACAGCGCGGGGGATGTTCGATATCGGACGCTTCGGCGGAGTGGAGTTCGTGCCGGCGCAGATCGAGGTGCGGAGTTTTGGGGAATCCGGGTCACATCTTTCTCCGATCATCGCCAGCGAGACTCGATACAACGATTTTGTACCGCTGGTGTATGGGACGGCGTGGTATCAGCCACCGGTGGTTTTCGCTAGAAACGATGGCAATCTGACGCATCTGGAAGTGCTGTTGGGGATGGGGGAGATCGCGGAGATCTTGAAGGTCGTCGTCAACGACGTGGAAGTTCCCGAGGGCGTTAGCGGCGTGGACATGACTGGAACGGGCTGGTACGACCTGATCACAAGCGGCACGCGGTCGGGCTCATTCAATCCGGAGTTTCCGGGCGGCGATCCTTATGGCAGCATGGCGATGGTCAGTGTGGTGGTGCCGAACTCGATTAGCAACGGCCAGTCGCTACCCAGAGTACAGGTCCTCCTTGCCGGACTGAAACTGGAACGGTTCGATCAGAACGGCGCATCCCTCGGCGAAGCATTTACAAACAATCCCGCGTGGGTCTTGCTGGACGTGCTGCGCCGAAGCGGTTGGCTTACGTCCGATGTCGATCTGACAAGTTTTGCCACGACTGCGGCGTACTGCGAGGAAGCGATCCAGACCACGGACCTTTACGGCAACACAGTCCTGACCCCGCGATTCGAATGCAACCTTGTTGTGAATCGGCGATGGAGCGCGGCGGAAGTCGCGCGGGGCATCCGGAATGGATCGTCGCTGCTGCTGACATACGGAATCGGAGGGTTGCTGACGCTACGGGTGGAGAACACATTGGCGTTGCAGCAGCCCACGAAGCCGGACGGAAGCAACAGCACCGAGGTGCTGAACGGAGGCTGGCCGGCATACGAGTTCAGCGATGGGTCGGCTGCGTTCTCGGGCATTCTGCGCAAGCCGAGCGGGGAACCGACGATCCGACTGTACGCGACGAGCGGAGCCGACACGGCAAACCGCCTGACGGTGGAATTCCAGGACGAGTTCAACGAATACCAGCAAGACAGTCTGTCTCTGGTAGATGTGGACGACGCGCTGTTGACGCAACGGGAAGTTACCGCCGCGTTTCCGGGTCTGGGACTGCCGAACTTCGACCAGGCGACGCGGATGCTGGACTTGCAACTGGCGAAGTCGACGGTCGGTAGCACGTTAGTCGAGTTCGAGACAACCGTTCGCGGCGCAGGGCTTGTCCCGGGCGATCTGATCACGGTCACGTATGTGAAGGAAGGGTTACAGAGACAACCATTCCGGGTCCTGCGTTTGGCTCCCGGAGTGAACTATCAGACCGTTCTGATCACAGCACAATGGCACGATGACGCCTGGTACACGTCGGGCGGGGCCAGCGCGGCCGGGGGTCGCCGAACTGGAACGGCGGAAAACGGACTTCCGCGGCCTCTGGTAGGAAGCCTGCTGGATGGCAACGGGATCGAACAATTCGGCGTTACAGAGACGGTGATTCCGCTTCCCGACGGCGGATTCCAGGTGAAGCTAAGCGCGGCGTTCACAGTACCAGGCGCTCAGGCGCCGTCACTGGCGAACATTCCACTGGTGAGCGTGAATCCGACGATTGCCGTCACAGGCGGAACCCTCGCGGGCGGACAGTCGTTGTACTACGCAGTAAGCGCGACGGATGCGAACGGTGCTGAAAGCGGTTTATCGTTCGCGGTACGGGCGAAGGTTCCCACGGGGACAAATACGAACGCCGTGAGCCTGACGGGATTGAGCTTTTCTCCGGGCAATACAACGGCATTCTCGGTGTACCGCGGAACGAATCCGATTCAGCTGTTGCGGATCGCGCAGGGGCAGGCGGTCGCGAGCTCGTTCGCCGATACGGGAGCAACCACAGAGCTGGTGGGTCCGCCGGACGGCAACTACAACCACGCGAACTTCTATTGGAGGCTGGAACTGCAGCCGGAAGCGAACGTGGAGATTCATTCGGCGACAACCATCGGCAAAAGCGGACTGGGAATGGCGGCGAATAACTTCAAAGGCGCCGTGGTGCGGGTGACCCGAGGGACCGGTGCGACGCAAGAGCGTGTGGTGGTGACGAACACCGACACCACGTTGACGATCAGCCCACCCTGGCAAGTGGAGCCGGATTCGACGAGCTATTTCGTGGTAGCGAACGGAACGTGGAACTTCGGTGGCGTTAGTGCATCAAGTCCGGCGGAGTTTGAGGTTCCGAACACGCCAGGGGCGACCGTGGAAATATCGGGACGGTCGGCCAACTCGCTGGATCAAGAAAGCGCCTACGAACTGAACCCGCTGACCCGCTGGCAGATTGGCGGGAGTGGAGGAGGGGTGGACACCGACACGCCGCCGCAGCCGTCGTTCGCTTTGAATCTGACGGGGCAGGGAACGGTGGAACTGGCGGGGATCACGTTCACCACGTTGACGAACACGCAGACGATTGAAGCGGGGACGCTGGGTCTGTTCTATTGGGACGAGCTCAGCAGCCCGACCACGTTCTCGCTGGCGAGTGGCATCACGGCGACCGATGCGACAGTAACTCTGAATGCAGCAGGCCCGGCAGGCGCTGGGGATTTTGTGCAGATCGAAGGCGAGATCCTGGAAGTGAGCGCTGTTGCCGGCGGGGGGACGCAGTACCAAGTCATCCGGGGATCGTTCGGAAGCACGGCCGCGACGCATGCTGCCGCGACGCTGGTGTATCACTTACGGCGTCTGATCGCGGTGGTGCCTTTCGTAAAAGGATTCTTCGGGAGCCCGGCGAGTGACGCATTCAGCTATTCCGTATTTCTTCCGAATGTTCGGATTGGCGCGGCCGAGTTGTATATGACGAACGCAGTGGGAGGCGGGCTGGTTGGGACGGACGCATTTGGCGCCACGACGGACCAGGGTTTGCGTACGCTGGCGGGCGGTCAACTCTCGGTTCAGACGCAGGGATATCTGGCGATTCAGGCTGGAGCGACGCCGCCGTTGGTGATCGAGAATCCGCATGCGGCCCGCGATATTTCCGCAGTGGTGCGGGAAGCCCCCAGCGGAGGCGCGATCGAGCTGCAAGTGAGGCAGAACAGTTCGTCCTACTGCACTTTGACGATTGCGGACGGGCAGACGACTTCAAACGTGGTGGGCGGGTTCGGACTGGCGCCCCTAGCCGCGAGGGCGCTGCTGGATCTGGATATCACGTCGGTACCGACAGCCGCGGGTACTTTGCCGGGCCGTGATTTAACAGTGACCATTCGACTCTGAGCTGCAAATGGAAATTAGCAAGCTTACACCAGATCGGGATCTGCAATGCTTCTTTCTGCATCCATCGGCGATTGCAGCGATCAGCGGCGCGTCGGCGGATGGATTCACGGTATCGGGAACCTGGCGGCAACAGTTCGATTGGGCGGTGATCGAATGGAATCGCGATAACGTTTACGAGCATCCGGCGTTACGAAATCTGCCGGATGGCGATTTGAGCGGGCTAGTGCTGACTTACGACGAGACCCGCACGAATTGCGTTCCGCTGGACTCGGATCTATTCCCTACCGTTGACTGGCCGTATTTGCGAGTGTGGGCTGGGGATGATCCAGCGGCAGATCCATATTTCGTGCGGCTGAAGGATCACGCGGAGGCGATCGAGGGCAGCTATCAATCGGCGTATGCGGATTTCACGCTTTCCGGCACGGCAGTGGCGGGAGAATTCGTGGGTTTGGGATATCTCGGGCTGAGTTACACGTACCAAGTAGCTTCCGGCGACACACTGAACACCATCGTTGCGGCAATTACGGGCGGCATGAACGGGCCGACATCGCCGTTTCTGACGGCGACGCAAACCGGAACCACGATCCGCGTCTTTTACCCCAGCGCGGCGGGCGCGAACGGGAATCGGTTCGGAGTCTACTCCTCTACAAGCGGATCGGCAACGTGGGATGCGGCGTTCAAGACGCTGGCGAATGGCACATCGCCGACGCAATGGCGGGTAACGATCGACTGTTCTTCCCTGGTGGACCGGAACGGGGCGAGTGTTCCGACGAACAAGGTCCGCAAGCTGCGCTGGACGTATGCGGCGGACCTGCAGACGGGTGCTTTCGAGCGGAGCGAATTCGCGGCGGTCATTTCGAACTGGACGGTAACTGGCACGGGACGTACGTACTCGGTGGCGGGACCAGGGAGCCGCCGTTATGAAGACGATGCGATCGGCATGACGTATAGCGGGTCATGGAACGTCACACGCGGAAACTATTCGGGCGGGTCGATTCGCTCGACGACCACGGAGGGTGACGCAATCCGCTTCCAGTACACTGCCGCGCAGAGTCACACGCTGTACGTGGGGACGCGATACACGGGGAACGGCGCCCAACTCTCGATTGTAGTGGATGGCGGCACGGCCATCACCGTGAATCTTCGCGTCCCGGGCGAGGACGTGCTAATTCGTTGGCTGGTTGGCGAGTATGGCAGCGGGACTCATACGATCACGATCACGCATGCGGGTCCCGCAGGCGGGGATTTCTATTTCGACTTTCTGGAGACAGTCATGCCTACGACGGCTCTTCCGGCATTTCCAGATGAGTCGCGAATGACGCTGGCGACGGATTGGGACACGGATCACTCGATCGCGCTGGCGGCGGAGCGAACGGCCTGGCTGATCGATACGCTGGGGTTCAAGGGCCGCCAGAATCACTACGTGGGCGCACTTTGGTTTTACGAACTGGCAAATCCGGACAACGTCTATGCGTCGGGAAACGTAACGTTCGGAGGGACGCCGGAGCCGGGCCAGTTTGTTTCGATATTTCTGGCACGCGATGACGATCCTACGGGTACATCGCCGACGGAGATCCAGCGGGGGATGCATGACGGCGACACGCTGGAAACAATCGCAATCTCGTACGCCCAGGAAGTTAATCATGGATATACGGGCATATGGGCGAGTGTTTCCGGGAGCGTGGTTACGTTTTATTCGCGATCGCTGGGTGACGATGGGAACCATTACACACTGGACAAATCCACGACTAGCAGCACGTTGACGGTGAGCGTCTCCGCGACGTTCTCCGGTGGGCATACGGGTGTGTGGCGAACGGATTTGACGGCCACTCCCAGGTTGAATCGCGCGGTGCGGGACTGGAACAAAAGTTTCTTCACCGCTCTCGCAGGCTACGGGATCGACGTCGCGACGGCTTTCAGCACTGAGTTGCGCGACGTGGATCCGGCCGTGGGCGTGGGCATGGTCCAGAGAGGTCCAGGCGGCGACGCTATTCTGTTGCAGACGCCTTCGTACCAGACGAACTTTTCGCCCGCCAGTCTCGCTTTCTGGAAGCAAGTGTACCTGGATGCGGCAACGCTTCAGTCGGATGCCGGCCTGCAGCCCTATCTTCAATTCGGCGAGGAGCAGTGGTGGTATTTTCCGAATGACGGGCTCGGCAACGCGTTTTCGGGAATGCCGTTTTACGATGCCTGGACGACGAGTCAATTCCTGGCGCAGTACGGAAGGGCGATGACGGTGTTTACCAACAATACGGCCGATCCGGCGGCGTATCCCGATGAAGTCGCGTTTCTGCAGACGGTATTGGGAAACTTCACAGCCGCGATCATGGATTACGTCCGCGGAACGTATACGAATGCGCGGTTTGAGGTGCTCTATCCGCTGGATGTCAATCAGACGGACTTCAATCGTGCGATCAATTATCCTCCGAGCCAATGGACGGCGGCTACGCTCGATTGCCTGAAGACAGAGGGCTTCGGTTTCACGCTTCAGCGCAACCTAGATAAGGCCGAACAGGCTCTCACGCTCAGTGGATTTCCGGCGTTTCCAGCGACGCAGCGAAGCCACCTGGTGGGGATCGGCGATGCGACCACGGCATGGATGAAGGAGGCTCATTCAGCCCAGGGAAAGGGCTTCGAAAGCGTGGTCTTATTTGCGTTGGATCAGATGTGCTTGATCGGCTACCCGCTGCCGTTGCCCGATATGTTTCGGCGGAGCGTGAGGATGGGGAGTTAA